AGATACTGCTGGCTCTATAAAAGGCAACTTAGACTCAATGCTCGGCTCTATGATTGGGCGGCTTGTTTTCTCGGCAGGTAAGTTTGAGATATATGCAGGCGAATATGTGGCCCCTACCTACAGCGTAGATGAATCGGTCGCTGTTGGTGATATAAGCATACAGACCAAGCAGTCTAGGAGAAACGCTTATAACGGTGTGAAGGGTGTTTTCTTGTCAGAGGAAGACAACTATATTCTTGCTGATTACCCTGCACAGATATCCAGCACTTTTGCCGCTGAAGATGGTGACCCTATCTATTTAGATATGCCTCTGCCTTTCACGGTAAACAACATTCGCGCACAACGTATTGCAAAGCTGGCCTTGTTCCGTAGCCGCCAGCAAGAAGCAATAACCATACCCTGCAACCTTAGTGCTTTACGGTTTAAGATTGGCGACAATATCAATGTAACGAATGCTCGACTGGGTTATTCCAATAAGGTGTTTGAAGTTGTTGGGTATAACTTAGACTTTGCAGATGGTCAGATTGTAGTCAACGTAGATGCTGTTGAGACTGCGGCATCTATCTGGGACTGGACTACCTCTGATGAAGAAGTATATCTTGGCGCTGGTGAGGTTGCTCTGTATGACGGTCTAACTGCTGCTGCCCCTACTAGCCTAAACATTACAGGCGATTCGTTCCTTAACTCTGACGGCACTTTCAACACCGCATTTAATGTTGCGTGGACTGACGCGGATGATGCGTTCACTGATCATTACGTTGTCGAGTGGAAAAAAGCATCAGATAGCAACTACTTCACTATGGATGCAAAGGCATCACCAGCAGTAATTACTGGCTTACAGAACAGCCAGCAATACAATGTGCGGGTTAAAGCTGTAAACGAAATTGGCGTATCGTCAACATATATATCCTCTGCCCCTACTGCTGCCGTCGATACTACTGCGCCTGATGCTCCATCACCTGTATCTGCAAGCGGTCAGTATCAGCACATTAGTATTAGCTGGACTAACCCTAGCCAAAAAGACCTTAGCCATATTGATGTTTATAGGTCTACCAGTTCAGGTGGAACTTATAGCTTAATTGGTAACACAGACGGAACCGTCTTTATTGATGATGATCTAGCCAATGCGGCTACCTTCTACTACAAAGTAAAGGCAATTGATTTTACTGGCAATGCTTCTGCCTTTAGCAGTGTGGTCAATGCAACCACTACTACAATTGCGGCTGGTGATCTAGGAAATGATGCAGTCGGCACGAGCAACATTCAAGATGATGCAGTAACAAATGCACTGATAGCCACAGATGCAGTTAATCAAGATTCAATTGCCGCTAATGCTGTAACTGCAACAGAAATTCTCGCAGGCACTATTACCGCTACAGAGATCGCATCAAACACTATCACTGCATCTCAGATTGCGGCCAATACTTTAACTGCTGCTGAAATACAGGCATCTAGTATAACCGTTGATAGATTGCTCGGTGATGTTTCCGAAACATATCCAATCAATTATATTTCAGCAATACAGCAATGCACTGGTAACGGGACTACAGATAATGATGCACGACTTACGATTCCTGCCCCTACAGGCGGTGTCGAAAAAAATGCAGCAGTAAGCCTGACTTTAAAACTTTCGGCAACTTGCGGATTTACTACAGGAACGGGTACTACTGTTGCAAGTGCTGATATTAAGCTGCAAAGATTAAGCACAGGAATAACTACAGGCACTCAAATAGGCACCTCAGTAACTCAGGTAACAAGCCTTCCTAACAATGTAAAAAGGCTAAAGCTAGTTGGCAATCATATAAATAGCTTAGGCACAGTAGGTAGCATTTCCAGAAGCTCCACAGGTGCAACAGGTTTCACTATTACCCCTGTGCTTGGTTATTATTATGAAAATACAGTGACAGGGTATTCGGGCAACTTCACTTACGTATTTACAGATTCATCTACTGATATTACCGTAGGATCAAGCTTTTACTTTAACAAAGATGCTTGGGTTTCTCAGGGTACTTATATTTCTTCAGAAACATTTGAAACAGTGTATTTTCAGGTTCAGCCGCAGGATACAGTCAGCAAGGAATACACAATACATGAAACATTTGGCCAAACTCTGGTCGGTGAAAACTTTAGATTAACTGTAACGCAGAACGAAAATACATCGTTTTCTAATACTCCGATAATAGTTCATAGTGTTTCTGGCACGATGCAGCTAATAACGTAAAATACAGGAAATAATAATGGCAATTAACAAAACGTCTGAATTTGTAGATATGACAATTAGAGCTAATAAGCAGATTAGTGTAAATATGCTCTACACTATGGATGATCCAGATGATAATGAACTGCCTATTAGCGTGAAAAAAGTTTATGTATTGGTCGAAGGTACTGATATATCTAACTTCCCCGAAGATATACAAGTAATTATTAATTCAGCTTGGGATACGCTTTGAGTCGCGGAATGACCAATTACCAATATATAATGTGGCCAACTGAGCCGAGGTAACAGAATGATTTATCAATTAGTACAGGGCGACCAAGCCCCACAGATTCAAGCAAAGCTGACCCGTGATGACACAGGCGTTGCTATAGACTTTTCTGGCGGCTCTTGTGCGCTGAAGTTTAGGGCCAAAGGCACCACTACCACTTTGTTTACATTGGCGGCTGCTGACGTAGGTGGCAACTTTGCAGACGGTATTGCTGTCTTTTCATTCTCAGGAACCCAGCTGGTGCTTGATGAGGGCTACTATGAGGGTGAGATCGAAATTACTTATGACAGCGGTACAGTAGAAACTATATTCCAAGTGCTAGACTTTTACATTCGAGCCGACTTCTAATGATTAAGGCAGCCATTGCATTTAAGAAAGCCGTAGCCGAAATAGGCTTTAAGAAGGCTGTTGCTGAAATTAAGTTCGGTGACTTCCTGATATTCAGGTTTTTTGCTGATGCTCTAGGGCTGTCTGATTTGCCGACTAAGGGCGTTGGTAAGACCCTGACAGATACACAGGGTGCAACTGACTCTGCTGCTCTAGGGGCTGGGAAGGTGGCTTCTGATGCATCCTCTGCTGCTGACTCTGCTGCGATTAGTATTGGCAAGTTTCAAAGCGACTCTGGGTCACTATCCGATCAAATAGATACGCTAGGCATTGGTAAGCTTTTGGATGATTCATCCGCTGTAGCAGAGACCATCGACATACAGACTGCATTTAACAGATCGCATACGGATGCATTCTCTGCTGCTGAGTCGATTAGCTTAGGCGCAGGCAAAGCATTTGCAGATGCTTCTGCATTTACTGACTCTGAGGCAATGGCGTTTGGTAAAGGTTTGGCTGATAGTTCGGCCATGACTGATAGTGCTGTTTTCTCTCCCAACAAGATTATATCTGATTCTTCTTCTGCTGCTGAAGATCAGGCTATGGACTTTCACAAGTTTATAGATGAGGTCACTGGTGTCACAGATGATCTGGACGGTGAAGCCACCGCAGATGATGACCAAGAAATGACCTTTGTAAAAGTTCGATCCGATCTGGCTACTATTGTCGATTTGTTTGCTTATTCCAGTTCTAGGGGTTTGAGTGATACAATGGGTGCATCCGATTCTGGTTCGATGCGCGGTCAGGGCTATTGCTCTTTCGATTACTTTGCCGAAGATTATGTCGGCTACTCACAATCCTTTTAACAGGTGACTTATGATTAATGATGATTTAAAACTTCGCGGCGATGTTGCGATAGTTCTGAAAGACAAAGACGGCAAGGTAAAAGATAGCCGTGAAATTAACAACTTGGTAGTAAGTGCGGGTCTGACCTACATTTGCTCTCGTATGGCTGATGCTTCTGCTGGCGTTATGTCTCACATGGCTTTAGGTAGCGGCACTACTGCTGCTGCGGCTGGTGATACTGATCTGGAGTCGATTTTAGGTTCTAGGGAAGCGTTAGACAGCACTACAGCTTCTAGCAATACCATTACCTATGTTTCGTCTTTCGAAGCAGGTGAAGGCACTGGTGCGGTTACAGAGGCAGGCATCTTTAATGCTGCTACTTCTGGCACTATGCTTTGCCACGTTATTTTCCCAGTTGTAAACAAGCAAGCTGACGACACTATGTCAGTGACTTGGACTATTACACTAACTGCATCTTAATTAGAGGGGGCTACCTATGTCTACTATTACAAC